GACATGATGGAGATATTGTCCATCAGGATGTTGAACGACCATACGTATGGAGGGCCAACATACTGCATCGAGTACAGGCAAGAGTCAGTCCATACAAGGATTTCCTGACGGGTTGACTTTGCTGTTACGGTAAACGATCCGTTTGACAGGCGGAACTCGCCAGACTGGTTGGTTGCAGACGGTACCCACTCGTAAGGGTTTTCCTGATCTGACCAGCGTACAAGCATTGGGTCAAAGTCTGTAGCGGCATCTGTCGGGTCGTACGGGTTTGAGCCGACAGCGATAACAAACCGCTGGATGGCCGATGCCACGACTAAGTTAGTCTGGTTTGGCACAAACTGGCCGGAATATCCTGCGCTGGTTGATAAGTCGCTTAGCAGGTGTGCGCGAGCAGATACGCCGGTAGAGTCCAGCCAATAGTAAATCTCGCCACCACGAGGAGCGATGACAAGATCTTGGCCATAGTTGTCGTTAGACCAGACGCGCAGCTGTTCGCCAATACCTACGTCCGCTGCCGTACCCCACCCGCGAACGGGGGCAACAGGGGTTGCAACAACAACGGTGCCACCAGACGCTGTACCGCTAGTGGTCAGGTACGAGGTTCCATTGATAATCGTTGAGATCGTGTAGTTGTTGGCGTCGATACGGGTAATCTCAAACGCCTTCTGAAGCACCTGATTGTCAATACCGCACGGGTCTGACGCGATGCTCTGAAAGTAAACGTATTGGCCGGTTGTTAAGCCGTGGGCGGTCTGGGTAACGGTCAGCGTAGTGACGCCAGCGCCGGATGCAGAGAACGGGTTGGTGAGCGTTGTCGTAATGTACGACGGCCACGTGCCGGCACCCCAGCCGTTACCAAAGATGAACACGTCCAGACCGGTATTGATCTGATATGTGATCGTAATTCCTGTGCCGCCACCAACCGCATTGCTAGACGCGGCGGTCGTCACCTCAAAGCTGAACTGTGTTGGAGAGATGTATGTGACCTGATGCTCGCCGTTAAGCTCAGTATCTGGAACGCCGCCTACGGCAGTGGCACCTGTGATGGTTACAAAGTCGCCAGTCACAACGCCATGGTTGGCAACGGTGACGATGATCAGTGTCATGCCAGACTGGGTGCGAATGCAGTTATCCGTGGTCGGAGATGTCTGGGTTAGGCGAATAGGGGTGACATCATAGTATTCGCCACCGCGCTCGATGTAATACTTGAGGTTCGTACCTACGCCTAGGTAGTTGTTGCCGCCGTCATAGTCGATCCAGTTCCACATGGAACGGGCAACGCCAAGGTAGGTTTCGTTAGACAGTCGAGTCCAGCCGCCAATCTTTTCTGGGAATCCAGAACGGAACCGGATCTTGTCGCCGTCGTACCAGCCGCCCTCGTTGGCATAGTCTGTACCTTCTCGGTTAAGTCCGGGTCTGAACTGTAATTTCTGCAACGGCATGATTAGCCCACCATGTTAAGCGCTTCTTCTTGGACGTGATTTCCTCTGTTCGTCCAGCCCTTACCGAAGGTATCAAAGGTTGGCAGCGATTTCCAGAATTCTAACCTCTTCTCGCAGATTTTGTTAATCAAGGACTTAGTTTCGTCACCTGAACTTGTGCAGGTGAGAATTGCCGCCATGGTCTTTGGGCCAATACCTCCGTCCGGAGTAACGCCTACGCACTGCTGTAGCATCTTGGCAGCGCGGCCGGGGCCAGAATTGACGGCAATATCGAATACCACGTAGTCCACGCCTGCGGGTAGATCGTCGCCCTTGACCATGTCCCAGAACTTACGCTTGTACAGCGGAGCTACCTTCTCAGGTGTAAGCTCGCGCATCTCCTTCTCAGAAGGATCATGGCCTACCCAGTCGCTCCATGTGCGAGCCGTTACGCCAAGGTTTGTCATGCCGCCTGGGTCTTTCGGATGGTTAACAAAGCCGCCCTCAGACTTCAGCACATGCTGCAGTGCAGCGTTAAAGTTGCTTGCTGCCATTATTCGTCTGCCTTGGCTTTGGAGTTGTTCTTCATTTCCATAATCTTCTCAAGGCTGCGCCCGCCAAAATAAGCGGTCATAACCAACATGCCCCACTGCCCCAGCAGTTCGACATAGGCTGACTTGGTTTCGTAGTCGAACATCGACATGAAGGCAAAGAACGAGTAGGCGCACAGGATAAAGATCAGCGTCATCGGGCGGATGTTCTTGGCCAGCCAGCTATCCGTGCTTGCGTCCGCCTGCCAACGCTTGCTGATTTCCTGTGCCTCTACGTTGTCGGCCTGGAGGTTTGCGATCAGCATGTCCTTCTTGTTGTTCTCCAGCTCCTGAGCCATCTTGGCCTTCAGCTCTGGATCCGGGATGAACTTGTCAATAATCTTCAAGCCAGCCGCGATTGCGTCATCAATACCGAATGCCATGATCAGCTCCTCATTGTGGTGGTGTCGTCGCCCTTGGTTACGATGACGCGACCTTCTTCAACGTCTACTCGCATCGGAACTTCCGTCTTGTCTACACGAGCAATCAGCTCTTTGATAACCTCAAACTCTGGCTTCTCTTGTTTCGGGCTTGCACCAGCGATGCCGTTCATCATAGAAATCAGAGCGGTCAAAGATGCGCCAAGCAGACCCATGACGGCTGCCATCTTGGACTCTTCCAAGGCTATAGACGCGCCAACGCCAACGCATACGATCAACGTAATGTAGAACAGACCTTGGCGGCCAATCGTTTTGCCGGCGACTTCCTTGGCTGTTTCGATAGGTTGGCTTTCCATGTCAGTCTTTCCAAGTGGAGATGCGCGGCGAGAATGCGTACGTAGCCATGTATTTTTGGCGGGGGTCGTTGATAAGCCCCTTAATGTTCCAACCAAGATTAACGTATAAGCACTTACCACTAGAGCCAATACGCTTAACCCAGACCAGTTGAAAGAGTCCGCCGGCATGGATCAAGCACCATCCAGAAACGCCCGGACTATCGTTGACTGCTGCGTTACCTTCGTAAGTCGCCACCACAGGAACAGCGGAGTCAAAGTAAACGTACCCAAAACCAAACAGAGGGTTGCGCCACAGCCAGCCGACACGGCCAACATAGGTGCATAAAGCGGTAGGAAGCTTGAACCGCCACTGCCAGTGTTCTGTTCTCCAGCCATTGTCGCCATCCAGTGAGTTATCAGGGGTTTGAAACCAGTTCAGCCATTTAGGTAGATACCACCCAAGGCCGTACTTAGTGTTGTTGTCTAGGTTGCCTTCTCGCTCTTCTGCAAAGAACGGCAGAACAAAAGCCAGAGGAAATGCAAGCGCTGTCAGAACCAGCATGACAGGCAGGAGGGCAAGCCATTTGATATAGATCATGTGATCACCATGTGAAATAAGCGTAGCCGCTGGTGCCTAAGCCGCCCCACGCTGGAGAGTTTCCGTTGTCTTCACGGATATAGGTTGAGTAGGCGCCTGCGCCACCGCCACCGTAGTCGATACCATTAAGCTCTGGGTGGAAGTTGTTGCCGCCACCATATCGGCCGCCCGGAGTTGTGTGGCCGAAGATGCCAGCGCCGCCTGTGCCGCCGTATCCGCCAGCAGCATTGCCGCCTTGAGACACAGTTACAGCTCCAGCTGTAAACGAGGAGTTTGCAGTCGTCTGTGTGCCGCCCGGATATTGGTTGCCAGCGTCACCAACGCCACCGTAACCGCCAATACCTCCAAGCAGGAAGTACGTACCAAGCTGCGTAGTGATTGTAGTTGTGCCGCCTGTGCCACCTTGGTTTGGGCTGTCTCGACCGCCACCAGCTCTTGATCCACCGGCGCCAATCACAACAGAAACAGTCTCTCCTGGGCGAACAGGGATTTCGTAGCCGCTAACCTTCTGGCCTGACGAACCGCCGCCGGAGCCGCCGTAGTCATCGTTGCGGCCGCCGTCAACCACGTTACCTGCTGAGCCACCGCCACCGATGGCAGTCAGGTACAGGCGATTAACGCCGGTCGGAACAACAAATGAACCGTTTGCAGTAAAAGTTTGCGAACCAGTTACTGGCGCTACAGGAGACCAGATGCCGCCGTTTTTTACCCAAACCTTGGAGACAAGCTGCCACGTGCCGCCGCTCTTAACATATATAGAGCGAGGGTTAACCCAGCTGCCGCCAGTCTTTACGCGAACTAGGGAATTGGTAGGCATGATTAGATCTGATACCAGACGTCGCCATCATTGCCGCCGCTAGGAGAAGCTGACGACACGTATTTCGTACCGTAACCGTTGGACGTTGTTACGTTGGTAACGCCGGAGATGTTGATCGCCCACGTTCCAGACGCGCCCAGACCAGTTGTACTAGGAATGTCGGTTCCGATCACAAGACCGATATTTGTTCTTACGCCAGCGGCAGTGGTGGCGCCCGTACCACCACGAGCCAGAGGCAGAGTACCGGTAGTGCCGCCGTCAATGGGCAGCCCAGTACCGTTGGTCAGCGTTACCGAAACCGGAGTACCTAGAGTTGGGGTAACAAGCGTTGGGCTGTTGGCATATACGTTCGCACCAGTACCAGTCGTAGACGTGGTTCCTGTGCCGCCAGATGCAACTGCAAGAGGCGATGTCAACGAAGAGAGCGAGATGCCAGAGATGGATCCGCCTGTAATTGAGACGTTGTTTGCATTCTGTGTTGCCATCGTACCCAGGGTCAGGGCGGTGATGGTGTTCTGAACAAATGCGGTTGTGGCAATCTGCGTCGTGCTAGTACCGTTAGGCGCCGTTGTTGCCAGCGGAGTACCGGTAAAGGTCGGGCTTACAGCAGAGATTGCGCCGGAGAATGTTGCCGTAGTTCCGGACAGAGCGCCACCCAGGGTGGTTGTGCCAGTAACGGTCAGGTTGCCGTTGATGGTCTCGTTGCCTGTTGTGCCTACTTGCAGCGAGTAGAAGTTGCTGCCGTCACAGAAGACCGATGTTGTAACACCATTCGGGATGGTAATGCCTGTACCGGATGCGCCGATGATGCGGATGGCGTAGCCGCCGACCGTGCTGTTCTTAACCGTGTAGATCTTTTCAACCAGCGGAGCGATGATGTCGCGCTGTGCAGAGTTAGTACCGGTAGCGATGATGACTGCGTTGCGCGCCTCATCCGATACGCCGTTGTAATTTGTCAGGACATAGTTGGCATCAACCATCGTAATGGTGACGACGCCAGTAATCGCCTGCTCAAGCAGCGTACCCAAGTTATTGTTGGTCGTCTGACCCCAGATACCCGACTGGTCGCCGTCACCAATCAGCTCAATGCGCAAAGTTGAAGAGTATGTCGATGCCATTTATTGCTCCTAGCAATTTTGACTGTTGTCTATATCTGCCCAGCCAGCATCCTCGGAGTCCGTGATTTCTGTCCAGAACGGTTCTTGCTCTTCCGGGAGCGGAAGGGTCTGCTCGCCGGTATATCTGATGCTTCCTGCGAATGGTACGCCACCAAATGTAAACGCGCCATAGGCCGCGACTTCGGTAACGTTAATCGTTACAAAACCCCAGTCCGGGTTCTGGAAGTCATTGATGGCAAACCAGCCAAAAGCGCATGGCTGGGCGGTCAGGTTAATCTGTTCAAGTATGCTGTCTACATAGTCAGCCCGGACGGTCTGGCTTTCCATCATGGAGATGGTTTCGGCAGCATTGCCAACAAAGGCAACCAGAACGTTCTGCGTCTGGGTTAGGCCGATGCTCTCGTTGACTATGCCAGTAAAGGCAAAGACCCCGGTCTGAGCCGTGCTTAGGTTGATGCTTTCTGCCTGCGCCCCGACAAATACCGCCGTGACGTTCTCTGTGTCGTAAATGACAAACTGTTCGTTGCGCGTTGCAGCAAACTGTGCAGTTACATCCTGCGCTGCGGTCAGCGTCAGGTTTTCCAGAATGGTGACTGGGTACTGGACATTGCCAGTCTGGGTGTCAGTTACGGTCAGTGTCTCAGAGACGGTGCCGTAGAACATAAAGGTGCCGGTCTGGACTTCCGTCAGCGAGATAAGCTCTGCTACGGTTCCAGCAAACTGGGCGGTGACGTTTTGGTCGGCGGTCAGGCCGATGGTTTCAGCGCGGTTGCCTAAAAATTGAGCCGGGCCAAGCTGAGAGTCGGTCAGTGTCAGGCTCTCGCTGCGAGATACAGCCGTGCTGTAGTTGCCTGTCTGAACGGCAGTTAGCGTAATTGTTTCAGACGTAGCCCCTACGAGAGAGGCTACGACATTTTGTGACGCGGTTTCAGTAATGAGTTCGGATACCGAACCAAAGTAGACCGTCAGCGAGGCAAACGGGTCTTGGGCAAATGTCTGGTATCCGAACATCTCACTTACTGTACCGTAGCCTCAACCGGAGCGGTTTCTTGAGCTTGTGCTTCAGCCTCAGCGATAGCCTTGGCGGCGATCAGCGAGTTCTTCAGCAGGCCAAAGAAAGCGTTCTTGCCAACATTAAGTTGGTCGAGGTTGAACTGAGCCGACGAGATCTTGCGATCCAAGTCGGCAACATGATTGACCAGAACCTGTTGTTCTTGAGTCAGATCTTCGTATGTATATTCAACACCATCAATCACGATTGGGGTCTTTTCGTTTTTACCCATGTCGTTTTCTCCTAGTAGTTGCCTAACTGATCCCGGTTAGGCGGCGGGTTAAAACATTATACAGCTGGTTCTTGCGGAACCGGAGCCACCCAAGGAAGCGGTGGAGTTACCACTGGCGGGTTAATCTGGTCGGCAATCTGTTGAGCGACGTTAGCCTCAAAAGCAGCAACTTGTTCTGCGCCTAAAGCATCCTGCACCCAACCAATAACTTGTGCCAATGTCAGATCTGCATACGGAGTAAACGGTGCTTCTGGGTCAAGCGTAACGCCAACAGAGCCATAAACAGAACCAGTGTAATCTCCATCAGTACCAGTCAGAGTCCAGTGGACAGTAAAGACTACATCTTGCTCACCCTGATATTCAGGGTAAGCGTCCATTTGTACTACATTCCATACATTTGTTACGGCCATGATTAAACTCCTTTATGGCATTAGGTTGACAGAAGAATTGTGTACGACGCAATTGTTCCGCTGTATATGGTCAGAGTGTTCGATCCCGATTTTCCGAAAGTCACAAAATTGCTACTGCCGCCAATATAAGTGGCAATTGGCGTATAGTTTCCGTTATATGGAAACTGCAAAATATATACAGCGGAAGCTGTCGAGAACCCGTCGCTTACATGGCCAGATGCAATAACCACTGCTGTTGCACCACAGTTTCCTTGGTTAACCGTTATGCCGGTATCAATGGTTGTATTGTAAGCAGCAGTAAAATTCTTTATGCCAAAGTTGTTGTCAACAGTAAATTTTGCTGGGGCCAATTCAGAGGCATACGTTGATGCGGCTACGCAAACAACACCACCCGAATCAATACGCATACGCTCAACTGGTGTTGAGTCCGTGGTTTTCCCAACTCCAAACACGATGTTCGTATCTGCATCTGTTGTTCCGCTTGCTAGGTTAATAGCAGAAGAACCATTACCAGATACACGCTTGGCTTGGCCACCTGCGTAATACCAGTTTGCAGAAACATAGGTTGCATTACCAAACATACCAAACGAAGCGGCATTATTGGCTGTACCGTTATTGCCTAAACAAGCAATGGCATCAGTTCTTCCGCTTGGCGTTTGAATTGTTAGAGCAGTTGAAATGCTGGTAGTACCAATCCCCACGTTGCCAGAGGAGTCGATACGCATACGCTCGACAGGGCCACCAAAGCCAGAGCTTTCAGTACCAAACGTCAAGTCGGTATTTGAATTGCCAGAAGCGGAACTTACACCACGAACATAGGCTTGACCACTACCACTAAAATTGTTGTAAGTTTGAAGTATTAGCCCAGCATAGTTACCAGATGTACCGCCGTTAGAACGAATACGGGCCTCTGGATTTGATGATGACATTACATCAAGTAATTTACCCGGACTGCTCGTACCAATCCCCACATTGCCAGAGGAGTCGATACGCATTTTCTCAGAGGAACCGGTTTGAAAAATTACGTTGTTGGTATTTAAAGACCCTCCACCAAGGTACATATCTCCAGAAGCGCTGTTTCCAATTACGACGTTATTGCTCGCGTTCTTTATGAATATGTTGCCAGAGGAGTCGATACGCATACGCTCTGTATTGTTGGTGCCAAATATCGAGCTATTTGCTTCGTAGTTCCATAAATACAAATCGTTGGCTGTTGACAAAGCGAGCAACACGCCATCGCCCGGTGCGCTTCCTGTCGATGCTGATTGCAATCTTAGCTGAACACCGGTAGATGCTGCTCCGGTGTACATAACAAAACCAACGTTGTTTGATGATATAGACGATGATGGTGACGTGCTACCAAGTCCAAGATTACCGCTGTTATCCAGCGTCATCGCTTGGGCAAAGCTGATAGCACCGTTTGTTAATGGTGCGTTATACCAAATATGGTTTCCGCTTTGCTGTTCATATCTGGTTGCATAGTATGTCGCAGCAGTATAAATGGTGTTCCATGATGATCCATTGTAATAGGCATTTTGAGCCATGCCCATTGTGTTTGCGCCGCCCAACGAACCTTGGTAATACGACCCAACAATCGGTGACGATCCACCAGCAATAGATAGCGCAGTCATGTCACTCCAAGCGCTTGGTGTAATGCTAAGACCAAGGTTGCCTGAAGCGTCTAAACGCATACGCTCGTATACCGTACCACCAGTGGTCGTATAGAAAGCCAAGCTTGTTGGAGCATTCGATGCTGCGCTTTGAATGGCTGCAATTTGAGCAGAACCATAAACCGTAGCAGAAGAGCCGCTTGATGTGTATGTATATCCAACCGTATCTGCACCAAAACCAATCGCAGAAACTTTTGGGAATGTTCCAGTTCCTGAGTGACCCAAATAAGAAAAAGACCCGGTTGCTTTGTAGTTTACGAACTGTGCGCCGTATGTCGAAGGAGATCCGGTTCCGATACCTACATTGCCACTATTGTCAATTATCATTCTCTGAGTAATTGCGCCTGCTGTAGCAGCAGAGTTAGTGCAGAAATTTATGTATGTGCCGGATCCTGCATCTCGTGCAAAACCAATGCTTACACCGCCACCGCCACCAAACTGACCATAAATGGCAGTTGTAGCTACATCTGCAATTTGCCCATCAAACCGAATACCGTTTAGTTGGCTAATGTTTGTTTGACCAAACGTACCGCTTACTGCTGATGCGCCGATGTTTAATTTTGATCCGGGAGTTATTCCAATACCAAGCCCTGTGCTGGTGAGGCGCATTTGCTCGGAGCCGTTCGTGTAGAACGTCATTGGTTGGTACGTTGCTGTACCCCTTGCTCCAGCGGAAAGTCGTGATTCTGCGGATAACGCAGTGATTTGCATAGTGGATGAATTAGCAGAATCAGATGAATTTAATGCTGTAAATTGGCTTTGTACTTGCGTACCATTTGGTATGGCGTCAACAGATGTAACGCCATTTGTTGTACTGCTTTGGAACATTAACCTACTGGTTGTAGTGCCGTTACTAAAATCACCATAAATACGAGCAGCCGACCCAGTGAACGTCATGCTTCCTGTCGTATCGTCAATCGTAACTGCCGAGTTCTGAATCAGCTTGCCAGTCGTTCCGTCGAATCTGGCAATGGCATTATCAGTAGCAGATGCTGGGCCAACCACATCGCCAGATGCGTTGGTAGTCCAAGACAGACCGCCAGATCCATCCGTAGTAAGGACTTGGCCGTTCGTGCCGTCATCGGCTGGCATCGTCAGCGTGTAGCTTGCTGACAACGTGCTAGGCGACTTCAGTGCCACATACTCGCCACCGGCAGAGTCGTTCAGGCGCAGCTCGCCATCGCTGTAAATGTTCAGGTTGCCGTTAGCATCCAAGAAAACCGCCTTCTCAGACGGGTAGGTCAGAAACACATCCTTAGTGCCAGCCGGGAACGAGACGATGCTGCCGCTGTTGCTAGAGGCAAGGATCGTGGTGCGAGCCAGCGTCGGGCCTACCGTACTGTAGGTGCCGATGCCGACTTCCCAGTTGCCGCCGCTTTGGTCAGAGATTGTGTAATAGCAGGTATTACCGTTGCCTACTACTGAGAAAGCCTGAAAGCCTGTAACGGCACCCAGAAGGGTTGCATCACTGGTACCAAGTACGGTGGTTGTCTCGCGGACGCGATCCTTCAGAACTAAGCTCATGGTAAACCTCTATCCAAATTGTATTAAGCGGCGGTCAGAGTGTAGGTCACAGACAATGTGTCGCCCGAAGTAACGGTCTTAGAACCGGCAGTGAAGTCGCCAGCCGAGAAGAGCGTACCGGTCGTATTGTCCTTAGTAGCAGAACCGCCGATGTTAATGAAGCAGCCAGCAACCGTACCCGAACCGGTCATGCTGTACACGACAGCCGACGAGGTGGTCTTGACGCCGCCAGAGGCTGCGCTGAACGTTGGGGTTTGGCGGTTGCCAGTGTAGGTCGGGGCGTTGCTGCCACCGACTTCGTTCCAGCTGCCGTGCGAAGCCTGGGTGTCAGAGGCTTGCGCAGTACCTGTACCCTTCAGGCCCATGTAGATTGCGCCAGCGGCAGAGTTGCCCAGCACAGTGTCGCAGGTCAGGTTCAGACCAACGGTCGTCACCAGATTGTGGATGTCATCTTTCCACTTGAGCTGGCCGTCTGCGCCATGACATTCGACGGTGTAGTAGCCGCCAGTTTTGTAGCCTTCGCCTTGACCAGCGTTACGGGTAACGGACGCTTCGCAAGAGTCTTGGATGTGAAAGTTATCCATGATTTCTCCTAGTTAAGTCTAATGACGGCGTCCGTGGAGGTAGCCGTTGGGAATGTTACTGTGAAGGTATTTGTTGCGGTCTTATCCGACCCAAAGTCCAGCACACATACTGCGGCACCTGTGGTGCTATTGTAGATCAAAGCGCCGCGAGCCGTGAAGATGGCAGGATTCCAAGTTACGTTATCAAACGAAAAATATGCGACTGTTCCGTTCGACGTTACTGGGATGATGGTCAGATTCTTTCCTGTTGCCGTATAGCCTGTACCGGAGATCTCGCCGTCCGATGTATAGACGGTTGTATCCGGGCCAAGATTGGCGTTGGCTGTGTACAGTGCGATCTTGTAGGTGTACGGCGAAGTGGCCGTAAAGTCTTCCAGACGGCTTGCCAGATTTACTTTGAATATCGTGCAGGCTGTTTGCTGGATCATGTCGTCACCTTAATCTTAGCCTGGCCATCGCGGTAGGCATCGCCACGTTCCAGACCATCGCCCAGACGAGCAAGTTGTGCAAGAGCCTCTTGATACTTCTGCTCGTAGTAAGCAACCATGTCCTGCTCACCCTTCTGGAAGATAACAGCCTCACGCATGGAGCCGTACAGAAGGACTGGGGAATAGTTGTCGCCAAGCCACGAAGTGCCACTCTGATTCGATACGGTCGCAACAGGGACGGAGAAGCCGCTGCCTGTGTTGCCAATGCTCGATGCCGTAGCGCTAAGCACGTCGCCAATGACATACAGAGAGCCGCCGTTGCGGATCGTCACGCTGGTCACTGCGCCGTCGGCGACGGTAATGTCGGCCGTAGCGTAGCTGCCCTGGCCGCCAGTGAGGTTAACGCCAAGGTATGTTCCTGCCGTATACGACGTGCCGCCAGTGATCGTGCCAAGCGTCTTAATGACGCCCTGAACGATGGTGGGCGGATAGTAGAAGTAGTGCAGCTCTACCTGATAGTTTGCGTCAGGCGTTGGGCCGAGGATGAACGACAGCTCGTTGCGATTCGTGTACTGAGTACCGAACAGGGCGTAGTACCGCGGCAGGCCTGCGTCAGCTGGTGACGGGTAGGCGGCACGGATAAAGTTGACGTCCTTGTTTAGCAGGTACTCGTACTCGCCATTCGGCTGAATGACTGCCATCGAGTAGGACGACAGGAAGTCATCCGGACACGACAGGTACTTGTTTGAAGTCGTTGCCGTGCCAACAACGTTCTTCCGCAGAGACGGGATTTGAACAGAGTTGTAGATCCGGTCTTCAGCCTGCTGTACAAACGTAGGAATGTTGGCGACGAACAGAGTTTCTGTCGTTTCCAGATAATCCTGAATTGTCTGCGAAAGTTCGTTGTAGTTCATTATTAGCCCATCTTGCCGCTAATCTTCTTGCCTTTGGTAGCAGCACCGTAGCCGCGCATCTCGCCAACACCGTATGGGTTGATCTTGTTGCCGCGGGCGTTACCCTTGCTGGTGCCAGCAACAGCAATGTCGAACTCGTCCATAGGGTTGCCGGGCTTTGCCACAGCTTCCATGCCAGTGCCATTCGGGTTGTCCATCGGCTGCTTGTAAACGCCGATGTCGTTGCCGCCGCCTTGCGGGTATTCAAACCCGGTGTAGGCGCTTGCTGGTTTGTTCTCTTTGGCCATGGTTCGCCTCACTTCTGGTTGTTGGCGCGGGCCAGATTGCGGCCGACTGCCTTCATTGCAGAACCAGTAACGGTAGTGGCGCCC